CTTTGACGCGATAGAAATCAAAGCGAAGTATGTTGATGAGTGGTCGTTTGAGCAAGATATAATAATCACATCGATACCCAACGCAATAAACCGCGTTTGGTTTGATAACACATCAACAGAACAAGACGGATCAGACATACAAAATGCCTATGTTCTTACATCAATGTCAATGTGTGATTATAAGGAGCAATGGCCAAAAGGTAGCGGCGTGAGTGTTAGCGACGCAGATACGCATCAGCAGTATGAGGAAAACTATCAGCCGGAAGTGATCACCGTTGGGAAAAAGTATTACCGAAAAAGTAATCGTGCTGAAGTGCTACAGATGAGCAATGGAGAGGTTATTGAGAACAACGAAGAGAACCAAAAAACCATTAAGTTATTCACTGAGAATTACGGAATTTTTATCAAAAACCGTAAGATGGTAGACAATTTCAAAGTTTATTGCCGTTACTTTGATGGATCTGGTTTCCTTGAGAAAGAGCAAGAGACAGTATTCACTTCAATTCCTATCGTTCCATTTTATGGAAACCATGAAATTTTAGGGCACAACTCAAAGCTAACTTATTCAGGAATCATCTTAAAACTAATGGATGCGCAGCGAATTCATAACTACGCCACATCGCGCGAAGTTGAAGAGGGCGCACTTGCTCCAAGAACTAAATTCTGGATGACAAAAAAACAAGCAGTCGGCCACACTAAAGAACTGGCAACGATGAATATTAACTCTAACCCAGTTCAGTTCTATAACCACGATGATCAAGCTCCAGCCCCTTACCAATCTGGCGCGAACCAAGTAAACCCACACCTCTCTATGATTTCGGCACAAATGGCTCAGAACATCTCGCAACAAGCTAGTGTATCCGACTCAATGAAAGGTGACTTGCCAACCAGAGCATCAGAAGATGCTATTAGGCAGCTAATCAGCAGAGGACAAGCATCAACGCGCAAATGGGTTAACTCGCTTACTATTGGCATTGCTCGCGTTGGTCACATCATTAATGAGGCAATACCAGTTGTTTACGATACAAAACGAGAGCTTCAAATTACGGGTATTGATGGAATAGAAGCGCAAGAGATTGTTAATCACACACTGTTTGACACTCAGACAAAACAGCCTGTTATCAATAACGACTTAAATCAAGGTAAATATAAAATAACATGTGAAGCTGGCCCTGCATTCTCTAACCGTCAAGAGGCTGGATTAAACGCACTGCTTGAATATGCGAAAGTTGACCCTTCAATCGTGCAAATTGGTGGGGATATCATGCTAAAATCAATGAATGCGCCTCTGGTCGATAAAATATCAGAGCGCAAACGCGACCAAATGCTGGAGGCTGGCTTAATACCTCCTGAGCAAATGACACCAGAAGAGCAGCAGAAAATGCAGCAACAAGCGCAGCAACAAGCGCAGCAGGCTCAGGCTAACCAGCAAAATGATCCTAACACAATACTCGCAGAGGCTGAGCGTTTGAAAGGCCAAGCGGAATTAGTGAAACAGCAGCGCGAAGTTGGAAAGCTTCAATTGGAGTCAGGAAAGCTACAGTTAGACGTTGAAAGAATGCAAAACGAAAAAGTTAAACTTTCTCAGGATTTACAAAATAGCCATATGGATAACATGGGTAAAGCTGCCGACATTGACAAGACTGTCGCAGATACCGCGCAATCATGGGCTAAAACCGATGAGTTACAAGGTAACGCCAGAAGCAAGCAGATTGAAAATCTTGAGAAAATTACGCCGCAGGTCACTATTGTTGCCCATAATGATCAATAGAATAAAATAGAATAGAATTTATGACTCATTTGCACGAATAAACCCATGCGGTTATAATTGAATCAATCCGTACGCGACGGTATCGCGGCCTAAATTCACCTTAGGGGTGCACAATGCAAGAAGATGCAAACACACAGCAACAGAATGATGAAATCGTTATGCCAGGCCAGCTAAACGAATCGCAGGAAGTTGTCGTAGACTCTGACTCATCAACAGATAGTGGAGAAAACCACGAAGAAAAATCAAATTCGTTTCAAGACCGTATTAACAAGGTAACGGCTGATAAGTACGCAGAGCAGCGCCGAGCGAATGAGCTACAAAATGAGTTAGACAAGCTAAAGGCTAATCAAAACTCAGCTCCAGTAACTCAGGCCAGTGTTGAAAGCGAACTTAAATCCCCTGAGATTCCAGAGGACATTTTTGACGATGAGGCAATGCGAAAGTATCACGCCGAAACGTCAGAATATAACCGAAAGGTGGCATCGTTAGAGGCAAAGGCAGCCCTTGAATATCAACAACAGAATCAGTTAAAGAAGCAACAGGAAAAGAAACAGCAAGAAGTCATCAATACTTACGCTAGTAACGCATTGCGAGATGGTGTTGATATTGAGAAGCTTCAGGTTGCTGAAAAGACGGTGATGGATTCAGGAATTAGTGGCGAGCTTGCTAACTATCTGCTATCTGAGCCAAACGGCGGCAAGATTGTTGAATTCTTGCACGACAATCCTGAAACGCTGCATGATATCGCTAGAATGGACCCAATTAGTGCGGGCATTAAAATTCAAAGTGAAATCAAGCCTGTTGTTACTTCTTCAACGTCTAACCTATCAAGTGCGCCCGCGCCACATACTGAAGTTCGTGGTGGTGGTGTTCATGAGCAGGATGAGTTTGAAAAAAATTACCCCGGTGTAGAATTTATTTAAGGTGAATTAAAATGGCAGTACAAAATAACTTTCAAAGTAATACCAACAAGAAACTATTAAAGTCTTTTATTAAAGGTTTCGAGTCTTCTACGGTACTTACAAACACAGTTTCGAAGCAGCTAGTAAACGAGATTGATTCTTCTACTGGCGGCACTCCAGGCGCTGGCGACCCTGTTGCAATGAAGCGTCCTACTCAATATGTCCCTCAACGTAGTCCAGACGGTGATATGTCTACGAAAGACAAGAACCCTATTCGAACTGGTAAAGTTGTTGGTAACGTGTCTGAAAATGGTTACATCACTGTTTTTATTGAGAACACGCAAGTTGAAGAAGCGCTAGAAGCTGACCAACTCGATCAATTGATGCTGCCTGTTGCTGAGGACATGGTAGTTGAGTGTGAATCAGAGCTTGTGAAGTTCATGACAAAGAATGCAGCCCTAGTTACTGGTAACGCTGACACTGCAATCAATAAATGGTCAGACATTGCCAATGCTGGCGCTCTATTTAAAGAATCTGGCGCTCCAGCTGGTAAAAAGTATGCTGCAATTAACTGCTTTGATGAAACGGTTTTATCTGACCTTCAGACTCAATTAGGTGTGAACCCAAACGTAAATGAAGCATGGGCAGGCGCGGTAGTTAAAGAGCGTTTCGCAGGACTAGATCAAGTTCTTACAACTAACAACCTTGATGAGTACACGAGTGGCACAGAATCAGCAGGGTTGACGCTTAGCGCGACACCTTCTGCAAGCTATACGACTTACAAAGACTCTTACCAGATGACGCTTTCTATCACTGGCGCAACCGTTTCAACTGGTACGCTTAAAGCAGGCCAGCAATTGCAGTTTGCTAGTTCATTGCTGCTAAACCTTCGCAACCGTAAAATCGTTCGCAAGGCTGGCAATGGCGTTCCAATCACCCTAACCGTTCTTCAAGATGCAACGGCAGATGGCAGCGGAAATTTGTCTGTTCTTGTTTCTGGAGCTGCAATCAACGAAACTGACGTTGATGGAGCATACAACACAGTAAGTGTAGCGCTTCAATCAGGTGATGCAGTAACGGTATTGGGAACGCCAGAGACCACATATCGTCCAGCCCTATCTTATTGTGAAGGATTTGTTGGTATGGGTTCAGTTGTGCTCCCGAAGTTGCACGCTCTTGATTCGATGATTGTGAATCATAAAGGCATGTCAATTCGTATGCACAAATTTTCTGATGGTACGAGAAACATCAATAAATATCGTTTTGATCTTCTCCCAACATTCGCATGTTTCAACCCATTCTGGGGAATGCAGATGTTCGGTAGCTAATCCGACTAGCGTTATCATTGAGGGGCGACAATTCGCCCCTTTATTTTTATGGGGGAAATTATGCAACATCTATCAATGTTCAAATTCTGCGAGAGTGAATTGGGCTATATTCAATGTGTGATCAAACAAGATTTTAAATCTGAAATGGAAAAGCTAGGTTTCGTTGACCACATCGACAAAGTGAAGAAGCCGACTACAAGAAGTAGGAAGAAAAAAGATGATTCGGAAAGTTGATATAGTTAACGGGGCGTTCGCGTATCTAGTCATATGGGGAATAACATCAAGTCCTACACCCGAAGACATAACTCTAGGGTTAAACGTTCTCGATGACATGGCATTGCAGCTAGAGAGCGAAGGTTTGCTTACTGGATATAAACCGCCGACAGAGTACGGGAACAGTTGTGCCAATGATGATTCTGGGCTTGATGATTGGATGGGCGGCGCGTTCAAGAAGATTTTAGCGGCTGAGATGACAAATCATTTTGGCCTGCCTTTAACCCAAGCAATGGTCATTTCATATCAACAAGGTATGGACGCATTAACCCACGCGCTTGTTCAAGTTCCTAACGCACAAAACCCTGGCACCCTACCGAAAGGCAGCGGAAACGAGTGGGGATACTGTGACAACAAATTCTACAGCGAGCCAGCCGATACGCTGGACACTGAAACCGACGGATCAATCGACGATTTAACACTTGATAACTCAAATAATACGTTCATAAACTCAGATTGTTGAGGTAGATATGACAACTATAAACAGACTAACGAATAAAGAAGTACCCGTTGATAATGACTTGATAGCAATCTGGGACAGTCAGGCAGTCCGAACAAGAAACACCTCCTTTGCAGGAGCTGGGAGTTTGCTGTTTGGTGATGTGAATCCAGTCGTGAATGTCTCCTATTCTGCACCTAATTTAGTAATAACCTACTACAACGGAACCACCAAGAATATCGATATATCATAACTAAATGGAGGTTACACAATGAGGTTTATAGTTAAAGGTCAGGACGGTACAACCATAGCAAAAAATGCCTACGCAAATAACTTACTGCACGATGTAGCAATTCTAGCCGCTGGTGCAACTGGCGGCACTCTTACCATTCGTGGGAAAAAGCCAGGATCTCAGTTTTTTGAAGAAATCCCAGACGGGACAATTGACCTTTCATCGGCCGAATCAGTTCAATTCACTGGGGCTGTTCAAGAATATGAGTTCATTCTAGAATCTTTTGCTGGAACGGGTGATATTAGAATAACTGACACATCACAGAGGTCGTAGCAATGGCGAAAGGATATATTAGCGGGATAGGTGATTCTACACTAAATCCGAATGATTCAGCATACGAAAAGCAGGTAGTAGTTAGACAGTCGTCAGACTTTGATGTGCCACTGAAAGATGGTTTTAACTACTTTTTGGACGGAGTAGTAGATCTGACAGGTTCAGGCGTTAGCTTACAGCTAGTAAGTGATGGAATTTCAAGTATATCAGGCTACGATTTTAGAACATCTGGCATAATCTGTGACGACGACAATTACACTCTTTTTGAAAATGACGGTTCGAGCGCTGGCCGATTGATTATAAATAATTTTTACATTCAGACTGGCGGGACGGGCTCACAGGTTTATGATATCGAGGCCGATACTGGCACAGAAGAAATCGTCACTAATAATATTTTATATTTAAATTGTACAAGTTTAGGCACGATAAGCGGCTATGCTCAAGCTAAAGAACAAGACACCTACAGAGCTGGCGGAACTCCTGAGCTGACTTTAGACGGATCTTGGTCTAACGGATATTTTATAGATAATAGCTTGGGCTTGCAGCTTACGAATGGCAGCTACTTTATCTACAAGGCAGGGCCAAGTTTTTCAATGGCATCGCGATTTAGAAGTAATCAGAATGTTGATCTGCGGTCTAATATCGGCTTTCTTGACTTTCAAAAGTCAAACTTTACAGATGACAACTTGTTACAGCTAACTGACTGCATAATCTCAAGAAATGGTAATTTTGATCCAGAGGATGCGACGATACTACCGAATATTTCAGCCGCCGCCGCTGAAACGTTGTTCACTAACTGCGTAGGAATACAGAATACTTACGCTGGTGGAAAAATTACAGTATCAACAGAGTCCGGAACTCCAATAATAAATATTTCTACTTTTGCACAACTTGAGGGCACTTTCACTTCGTCAGACTTACAACACTTTTCAGCATCGTCAGATCCAACCATTCCCACACTAACAAATGACGCATCGAATCCGACAGAATTTACAATATCGTTAGATTTAACGCTCGAATCAAGATCGAATGATGAGGTGGAAATTAGATTTAAAAAGACTACCGCGCTGGGAGTTGTAACGACTTTTGGCAATCAAGCTAGACAAGTAAATAGCTTAGTTGGCGGCCGTGATGTTGCTTTTTTTAACTCGACAGAAAACGTAATACTGAACAAAGGTGAATCAATCACCATAGAAGTTACCAACAACACGACTATAAATGATGTGACCGCAGAAGTCGGTAGCTCGATGTTGATCAACACGAGATAGAAAATGCCCCTTCAATGAGGGGCTTTAAGCGACCATTCACGTTGAATGATGCTTTGTACTTCATTGACGAAAGTATATCAAAGAGACACGCGGAGATGATTTTATCTAAGCATAATTTTAGCGTTTAAATGGAGTAACAAAATGACACATAAAACTTTACACAAACAGGCTAATAGGGGTAAACTTTAAGGTGTAGTGTGGTAGCTGCTGATAGGCAAAAGTAATTCGGGTTTATAAATTCTGGTCTTAGTGTTCGTGGGTAAACTACCACTTATGCTTTTGCCAGCCCTGAGTTGCTAGGGTCAGAATTTATGAGCCATTTTTTGTGTCTGAAACAAACCGTATTCCTTGTGGGTCGGTAAAATTACAAAGACTTCATTTTGTTCTTTGTTTAGCGTAAGAGCTACAGACACAATTCCTTTCACAATTCCATTCTGCTAGGTCTTTCTGGCGCACTTTACCCTATCAAACTAAATGCGAACAATTTGAAAATCGGTGCTAATCAATACAACTTTGAGACCGAGATAAAGCAGGTTTACATGGTGGTTATCATCACGCAAAAAACGAATTGGGTCACTCCAAGTTTTTAACCTAGTAAGTTAAGCGTTTTGTGATATACGGGCGACATCCTAAACTGTTCTGCATATTGAGATTGATTAGAATACACCAAAAGGCCTTTTAAAGTGACATACCACCATTAAAGGTCTAATGATACTAATGGAATTTAAAAATGAAACGATTCAGATACTCACTACACAGAAACTCACCAGCGATTAGAAACATGATTAAAAACGTTAAACGTGATGGCTATTTTTTCAGGGATGGCAGGAAATACAAGCTAATCAACGCAAGAAAAGAAGGCGTTAACATTCACTTAACTATAGAGAAAATTTAACCGCCATAGTCTCGGTTTTTTGTGTCTGTTTTTTAATCTAGCATCTCGGTGTATACTTTACCTATACATTTAAAAGGATTAATCATGGCAGATACTCTACTACCACTTGTACGCGGCGACTCAATCAAAGAAGCCGACTACCGCGACAATCTACCCCAAAACATGTACACCGTCATGAAAGAAATTCGTGGCGCTAAAGGTTATTTGATTAATCACCCTGGACTCACAAAAACAGCGACAGGTGAAGGTGTTGATCGAGGCGCTTATTATTCTGGAACCTTTAACACGCTCTATCGTGTAAGCGGCCAGCGTTTAATTGAAGTTGGAGATGATGGAACAGTTACAAACCTATCTGGCAATGTTGGCGACGACAAATACACACCCATCACTGGTAATGAATACGTTAGAATTGCGCAATCGTTTAACAATCTAGCAATCGTTGCTGACGGAAATATTTGGTACTACAATCCGACTAAAGGCTTGCGACAAATCAACGTAGATTTGCCCGACGAAGAAACCCCACCAACAAGTGGTAAGTTAACTTACTCGTTTACTGGCTCAATCTCCTACCAAGCAGACAGAACCTCCGCAGGTTTTGAGTCCATTGATGAAAACTTTAACGGGATATTTAAGAATATTGGGGTATATGGTTATCTGCAAGACGACCAAGAGCCAGAGCAAACCCCACCAGTTGATGGCCAGTTAAACTATGAATTATCAGGTAGCATCACAACATACCAAGCACCTAGAACCGCGTCAGGCTTAGAAGGTATCGACCCAAACTTTAACGGTGACTTTGTTCACCTCGAGGTGTACGGATACATTCAGGATTCAATCTGGAATAAGTTTGGCACCGCTGGTCACACTAGAACAAGTGAGCGCCTATCTGTTTACTACAAGCAGAAAGAAGGGCAGGACGATGTGGCAATTATCGTTAGATATGTCGGCGCAAATCCTCAGTGGTTTGTCTTTTCTGATTCGTCACTCATTAGTCCAACTATATTTTTAAACAACGACACGTTTGATTTCGGAACTTTCGACACATCAGTTAATTACACGAGCTCGTTCAGCAAGGTTCAGGTTGAAAGTCCGATTACTTGGAATCGATTTGGATCAGATGGTCACACTCAAACATCATTGTACTACGCAGTGTACTACAAGCAGACGCAGGGAGAACATGACGTTGCCATGATGGTAAAGTACACCATTAACGATCCTCAGTGGTTTATCTTTACTGACCCCGCATTATCTGGCCCTCAATTATTCCAAGATAATGACACTGTATTTTTTCAGGGTTTAAAAACATCCGAGGACTACACGGACACGTTTTCAAGTATCGCTGTCACTGGCCCTAACAACGTTGCCCTATTTGGCAACACGAAAGACATCATTTTCACAACTGGCGTCTTCATGATGACCGATGGAAAGAACATCTATCATACTGAGTTCTCAAATGAAGAGCGGGTAGATCCGCTTGCGTTTGCTACAGCTGAATTCCTGCCTGATGAAACGGTGGGTCTTGGGCTGATGGATGGTAACACGATTATCGTTTTTGGCCGATTCTCTACTGAATTCTACGTGACAAACCCATCTGACCCATTCGGGTTTACTCGCGTATCAGGCCAAGCGACTAAATCAGGTTTGATTGCGGTCAATGCCAAGGTTCAACTGGGCGGCAACTTCTTTATATTAGGTGGTCGCGCTGACGAATCTATCGGCGTGAGAATAGTTACCGCTGGATCATCTAAATCTGTTGCAACTCGCGAGATTGAGAAAATACTTGAAACCTACACAAAAGACGAACTCGCACAAGCAAAGTTTGATGCAGTGTCAAAAGATGGAACTGAGTTTCTATATATCTCACTATCACGCGACACGCTTTTATATAACCATACAGTGGGGAGCGCGGCAGGTTTAATAAATGCTTGGACAGTTTTAAAGAGCACGATAAGCAACGTTGATTTTCCGTGGGTGGGTGTTAGTCCGGTTTATGATAGACGAATATCCAAGTTCGTTTTTGGTGACAGGTTTACAACCGACATAGGAATAATGGATGATAATACCTCGCGAATTTATGGCCAGCGTCAGGAGTGTATTCTTTATACACCGTTCTTATCAGCGTCTGGGCAGAGAATCTCGCAGCTTGAGGTTAAAATCATCAGCGGATTTACGACGAAAGAAGACAAAGTTTTTTTGTCTAAAACAGTAGATGGTGAGATATTTACACAAGAATACATTTCAGATTATGGCGGAGTTCGTGAACGTTCTAAGCGTCTAATCTGGCGTAGGGGTGGATTTATTCGAGATTACACAGGTTTTAAAATCAGAATGGTGCTGAATGGCCGCGTTGCTTTTGGAGTGATGGAGGTGGATTTTGTCTAGTTACAGAGACCAAGTGAATTCATTGCTGATTATTCAGCAGGCGACCGTCTTAAAGTCCATAACCAATGGGTGGAATGAAACGTTAATCAGGGACTACACGCAGAGGGCTCAAGCCATGCTAGACCTTGCTGACCAGTTCACAATAACAGGTAGCGGAGACCCAAACACCAATAACGTTTCGGCTAACTCCAGCGGATTCTATTTTGACACCGAGACGAATGACCTATGGATAAACCCAACTTTTGGCGCAACTTCCGGATGGATTAATAAGGGTTAACTATGTTTATCGAATCCCCACCGCTTTACTGGGTTTCATACTATGAGAATCACAGGTGCGTTAAATGGCTAAAAGGTGATATTTGCTTTACTTACACTAAAAAAGGTAACGGGCTCGCTTGCCATTTCTCCACAAAAAAAGGCAGCGCAAAAAAAATAAGGGAAGCATTCGACGACTTTATAAGTTGGGCATTCTACCATTATGAATGGTGCGAAATGCTTTTTGCTTACTCGAACAAAGGCAGCATCAATCGACTACTCAGGCGACTAAATTGGTCTGAATATGATATTGTTGATGATGACAGAAAACTTTTTATCAAGGTGAAATGATGGGCGGACTTACTCATATAACAGGCGATATCATCAACTCTGCCACTGGCGGATTACTAAACCCTAACTCGGGGCAAGAAGCTCAAGACGCCGCGAACCAAGCGGCAGCAACGCAAGCTCAGTATCAACAGAACGCGCTTAATTATTTAAAGCAAGAAAACGTCATGCCCGACCAAGCTAGAACAATGCTTGGTCAGTTGTACATGGGTGGTAAAGGCTCGCAGACTGCGATGGATAGCCTCAAGCAATCGCCCCTGTATCAATCAGTATTGGCTAGCGGGGCGCAAGGTCAGGAGGCATTAGCTCGACAAGCAGCAACGGGCGGAGGAGGATTGCGAAGCGGCACAGAATCCGATGCAATGTTCAACTATAACAATCAATTGCAGAACCAAGCATTGCAAAGCTCATTGAGTGGTATTTCTGGTTTGGCTGGCACTAACTACGCGCCTCAGATTTCACAGGAAACGGCGGGCATCGGGCAGACTCTTGCTCAAGGTCAAATAGGCGGAGTTCAATCTAAGCAAGCATCTAATCAAAGCTTGCTCAACACGTTAATCAGCGGCGGTACTGCGGCAACTATGGCATTTAGTGACGCCCGATTAAAAGACAAGGTAACATATCAAGGCAAGGAAAACGGCCACAGCGTTTATTCTTGGGTATGGAATGACCTAGCATGCGAGAAGTTCGGCCTTGAAGGTGATGGTTACGGCGTACTTGCGCATGAAGTTGAGACTAGAATCCCTCAAGCGATTAAATACGTTGATGGTTACAGAAAGGTTAACTACAAAATGATTGGAGTAAAAGAACATGGCTAATGGCAATCCATTCTACATCTCTCCAACTGGCGGGACTGGAATCAACATAGGTCAAAGCTTGGCTGGCCTTGGTCAGGCTCTGGGCCAGATGCGACAAATAGACGAAGCCAAGCAAGCACAGCAGGCACAACAAAACAGACAGCGACAAATTGGCACTGCTCTATCAAACTTATACAAGAGTGGAGACAATGAAGCGATTGCTAACTACTTTATAAAAAACCCTGATGTTAGAGCAAGTACCAAGCAGTCAGTAATGAATGCGGTAAATGCTAGAGATAAGGCTCATAATAATCAAATTGGTAATGATCTATTCCAAGTCATGGAAATGCCAAGCTCTGAGCAAAAAAAACAGTTCCTAGCTCAGAGGATTAAACAACTTCATGAAAGCGGACAAGACTCCAGCATGTACGCTAGAGAACTTGGTTATTTAATGCATGACCCTGATAGTTCTCAAAGAGATATGGAAACTTTCGCAGCTACTTCATTCCCTGAGAGATATAAGTCTTATCATCAAGCTAAATATGGCGATAATCCATTAGAGCAGGGTACTGGCACGATGGCTGGCTATTCGTTCAACCCAAATACTGGCGTGTATACAATAGACCCTAGCATTAAGAGTGACGTTGATTACCAGAAGCAGGTAAAACAGGCCAAAGCCGAAAAAACCCTAGATTTGCAATCTCTAAACAATAACAGGCTGCGCGCAGAGAATTTATATTCTGACTTTAACAAGAGCCAAAAGAATTTCTACACCATGCAGCAGGCACATGAAAATATTGATTCAGCGCTAAAGGTTGGAAAGACAGACCCAACGGGAACCTCAGATATTGCGCTGCTTTACCAATACAACCATTTGCTAGACCCAACGTCTGTAGTTCGTGAAGGTGAGTTTGCCAAAGCTCAGAATTCCGCTGGCATGGTTAACGGTGTGTTTAACCTATTACAACAAGTTAAGTCTGGAAAACTTCTCACTCCAGAACAAAGGAAATCAATCAAAGCTATTGCTGATGATCACATGAAACGCATGCAAGGCCGGTACAACCAAGAGAAAAAGTGGACAATATCACGCGCTAAAAATTGGGGCCTAAACCCCGGCATGGTATTCCCTAAAGGAGTCGATGAGGCTGGGGTTGCGGGGCAGCAAGCTGAGTACCCAGAAGGCTCACCGGAATCAACTCAAACCTCGGTAGTGCCGAGTAATTCCGTAACAGGCGTACAACCTGATCAGACTCAAACCCCTTCAGGGCAACAAGGTCAGACTAGTCAATATAGCTCATTGTGGGGTGGTTAAATGGCATTAGCATGGAAACAGGTCGAGGCTAAACCAGAGTTTCAGGCTCTTAGCCCTCAACAGAAACAAGCAGCGCAAGAAGAGTATTTCAATGAAGTCGTAGCCCCTAAAGCGGGAGTTAATGCTAACGAAGCGCGACAGCAATTCTTTGCGCAATACAACTACCAACATCAGGCCGCACCTTCGGGGAGTGGAGCGCAAGCTACTCCACCTCAACCAGACCAGCAGCAGCCACAGCAGCCACAGCAGGCGCAACAAAAAAGCTTGTCAGACATGAGCCCGCTAGAAATAGCGGAAGGTGTTGGTGAAACAGCGGCTCAGATGGTTACTGGAACAGCCGCAGATGTTTACGGAGGACTAAAAGGCGGGTATCAGGCTTTAACTGGCGACCTAGCTGGAGGTGCTCAGTCCATCAAAGAAGCAGAGCGAGACTACACTTACCAACCTAGAACCGATGCGGGTAAGGCCATAGTCCGAGGAATAGGCAAGGCCGTCGGAACTGTAATGGATCCAGTCCAACATGCAGCAGACAGAGCCGCAGACCATGTTCTGAAAATCACAGGAAGCCCAGAGGCTGCGGCTATTGTCCAGTCTCTCCCTCAATCAGCTTTGATTCTATCGCCAGAGGCGATGAGTGCCAAAGGCTTGCTTAGAGGTGGAAGGACGGCAGAAGAAACGACAGCAACCACGGCGGCAAGGGAAGCTGCAGAGGCTCAAGCCCCGACAGTAGCCCCAGATGTACCAGAAGATGCACCTCAGCAGATAGCGGAAGCTGCAAAACTTTCAGAGAAAAAGCAGGCCAAAAAGCCAGAGGTTGTTGCTAGTCGATTCGACCCAGACAAGGATAGGGTGGAAGCTGCTAAAAGGCTTGGTATTGTTGACGAGCTCTTACCTTCAACCTTATCTAAGAACAAGCAAGCGATTGAGATAGAGAGGGGTCTAGCATCGATGCCTGGCTCTAGACTTTCCGAATCTTCAAAAAGGGAAACAGAGGCAGTAGCCCAAAAAGCTGATGATTTAATCTCTGAATTTGGAGGCACTACCGATAAGGCAGCGCTTTCTGACAAGCTTAAATCGTCTATAGATGACTCAATAAAGGGTTTAGACAACAAGTCCGAGCAGCTCTACTCAAAGATAAATGAATCCATTCCTAAGACATCGAAAGTTGATACCTCTGACATAAAGTCCCGACTGAATGAAGAGGCTGAAAACATGGGAGGTGCTGAGAACCTTGAGCCAATAGAAAAGCATGTCCTGTCCATTGCTAATAAAGAAGGTGGGCCAACCTATGCGCTTCTTGATAAAGAAAGGAAAAAAATAGGTACGGCCATGAGAAAATCACAGGGCCCGTACAAAGATGCAAATAGCGGCACCCTAAAGCAGCTATACGCTATGATAACAGAAGCTCAAGAGAAAACAGCTGCCGATCATGGAATGGCCGATTCATGGAGCGCCGCAAAAGGTCTTGTTGTTAAGCGTAAGCAGCTAGAAGACAACAGCATTAAGCTATTGGGTAAAAACCTAACTGGGGCCATTATGCCTCAAGTTGGTAAGGCAGTTAAAAACCTATCCACTGGAGATTATAAGAAATTTGATGAGGTCATGAGCGCGTTGCCAAAGTCAGAAAGACAAGAAGTTGTAATGTCTTCATTGAATGATGCGTTTACAGGTGGTTCTCGGAAAGAGAAACAATTAAGCGCCCCCGGATTTGTTGACTGGATGGAGGGTTTAAAAAGAAATCCAGCAGCCAAGAACAGGCTATACAAAAACATGCCCGATGGTGCATCCGAAAGACTTGAGGACATATATAAAGTTGCCAAAGGCATGAGGGAAGCCAAAGCAGAAACGATTACAACGGGTAGGTCTAAAACGCTAATTGATAACTTTGATGCGAAAGATGGGATTCTGTCTAGATTGTTCGGTATCGGTTTGAAACTTGGTGGCTCTGCAGTAACTGGGCACTTTTTTGGTCCACTAGCTGGAGCAGCCGCGGCTGGAGGCAGTATCATGACTGAGATGCTAGCCAAGAGCCCGAAAATACCACTTCATGAAGCTGCGGATAAAATGCTGTCTAGCCCAGAATTCAGAAAGGCAATCGTTGATTATGCCGGAGCTACCAGTGAAACGAAAAGGGCAGCAATAGAGAAAACAATGGCCAAAAAACCAGTTGTAAGGAATTGGCTAAAGCAGATGTCCAAGGCATCACTCAAAGCTGGAACCTCAGATGAGGCCAAGCGAATAAGTAAGATTGGTCAACATAAATCCTCCAAATGCCCCCTGCTGGGGGCTTAATTAATTACTTACCAAAAAACGCTTTTATGCGCTGTTCGTTATTCATAAATTTTACTGATTAGTGGATAAAAGGTAGTGTAATTTGCAATTCAGACTCTACTTTCTTGTATTCTTCTTCATAGTCAGCCTTTAACTTTTTCCACTTTGAAAGACTCTTACCACATATCGAGTCTATCTGTTTGTCATTTTCCATTCTTCCCACAAGAGTATTCATCTGGTCCATAACTGGAACAATATCTCTTAGAGCTTTTTTCATGTTGTTAAAAGCATCGATGTACTTAAGTTTCCACTTCATTGCGGCCTTTCCAGTAAACCCCATCGCCAAAAGCATAAAACCATCTTTTGTCATCTCATAACAAGAAAGTTCCTTACCCTGAAGAGATATGTAAGTGGAAAGCACAAAATTGTGCTCTCTAAATTCACTATCAATCTCAAGATTTTCGATGGCTCTAATAACGCTGCCATGTCTTTTTCCGAAATGCTTGGAAATCCTATTCGATGTAGTTCTTGGTTGGTTGTTTATCAATGATACTATCTCATTCATCGTATGCACTCCGTGTGTTTTCGTACATACTAAGAGTGCACTTGGTGTGCTGTCAATGTTTTTTTAATATAAAGGAAGGGTCAAGATATATTATTATCAAATTCAAATATTAAGATCACAACTTAACCAATTGATTAACAAGTACAAATACCTAATTAAACCAATAAAAAGGTCACATTTTGATCTTGACTTGCGATCTAATGGTTAAATTATTGATTTTTAATGTTAATTTGTGTCATTTACATTAAAAATTACGGTTGTGATCTCTTTTATTTATATAGCGTTCTTAACACTCTCGTTCGCCTTCTTAACCGCCGACGAGAACCCAACAGCTGACAGCTTGTGATCACCCCATTGAACGTAGTTTCTACTTTTAAACTCATTCATGATAAATGCGTTACCTTTTATTGTTGCTGGGAAATGGTAACAGTATCCATTTGATGCCGAAGTAATAAACTTTACTAGCTGTCCATCTACAAAAAGGGTTTCCTTTCCTCCATTATCGCATGTGTCATATTTTCCAGAAACATCCATTAGGTACACGACCTTTTGCATTGGGTTATAAAATGATATTGAGTAATCTTGCTCATTGCCAACTACTGCAATACCATGCGGGTTAACTTCCCACGCAGCCCACGCAGGAGCCGAACACGCCAAGCTAATTGCTGCTACTGCGATTACTTTTTTCATTGCTTTACTCACTATCTTTTCCCTCACTCAAAAAATTCTTTATCTGCTTATCGAAAAAATCCGTTAACGTCATTCCCTTTGCGGCGAGATTTGACTTTAGCTCACGCCAAATCTGCTCAGATTTCACACTAATTAGTTTATTTTTTCTCGTCATATCTTTGCCTTTTTCGTTATCTTCTTGGTAATATATATAATAAGTTAAGGTTTTTAAACATGTTAATGTGTCTAAACCTTGAATTATTTCAATGAATTGGACAGTTTCATTCTTAATATATAATTAAGATATGAGTATAAGCGAGTAGAAGCAATGGATCACACGATTAAAGCTGCACTATTACTAGCTTGCATATATGCGATCGCAAACGTGGCTGGTACGTATAATAACCCATATAAATCCGTACACTGGGTAAAAGGTCATGGAAGAACAAAAGCTCACTGGGAAGGAAATCCCAACACTGGGGTACATTGTCATGATAACAAGTGCCAACACGAGGTTATTTTTAATTGGCGGCCTTAATCATTGAAAGGTTGATTTCAATCTGGGCTGACAAAGTTAAGCCTTCCTTTTTAGTCCTTGCTCTAGCGTTAATACTGGTGTACGGGCAGCTTTCGCGTGAAATAAACAAGGCAAACGTTGGTTACGCCTATGCAATACTCATTGATGGCTTTGGAGTTCGACAGTTTAATAAAACGCCTGAAAAAATAGCCTTCGGCTGGTACAAGAAGGGCGACAGCCGATACATTGCTCTTAGATACATTTGCACGGAAGATGAGAGCATTCTAAGAAAACGATTCAGTGACGACACCATCCACAAGCTGTGCGGTATAAGATAGAGTGTGGTGATATACTGAGCTAAACACACAAAGGAAATAGAAAAAATGGCATTAGTTAATTTTCCAACGCTAGCCATACCTCTTTTTGATAAAGATGGCGTGCCGGCATTCGGCAAGGTTTACATCGGTGAGCCTATCGTTGACCCAAAGACCAATCCGAAAGACGCAACAATATTCAAGGCCGATGATAATACTCAAGTTCCCGCGGAATACCCGATAATCCTATCGGCTGGCGGCGTCCTTCAGCTAAATGGCTCGCCCGTAACGGTTTCCGTTGATGGTGAATATTCACTTAGAATCGATGATAAAAATGATAATCAGATTTATCTTTTCACGTCACTAGGAACACCAACCGATACAAATCAAAGCATTCTTAACGCCCTAGCTCTCGATTTAAACTACTCAACAGACACTATTGGAACTGTGATTATCACAAGCGCCGTGGGTAACTTGCTCGATGAAGCTGAATACATTCTCGACTTAAACACGGACTTGGTTTGGCGAATACCGATTGGTATTCCTAGCGGATCACAGGTTACTAATTTATATGAAACTGGATTATTAACGACCACAAACGGAACATTCCAGCTTAAACCCAAACAGGCCGACATCACTCAGAGTGTCGAAAACTTGATCAAGGGAAATCAAAATTGGAATGTTGCTGGAGTTGATGGTTCGTTAATATCATCACCTCAATCTTTTGTGGCTGGCGATGAATTCACGTTTGGCTGGAAGGTGGCGAATGGCTCATCTATAACCGATATAGTGAGAATCAACGGGGAAACGACAGCTCCTAGCGGTGGCATTGTTGAATATGTCTACACGCAAGATGAAGCTGGGAATATTAACGAAGATGACACGCTATTTTCAGTGACGAACAAGGCAGGACTGCAAACTTACTCAGAAGGGTTAACAGTAAATGGACTTGAAATAAATTCAACGACCGTGGCGGGCGAGGTTAAGCTATCGATAGATTTCAGTGTGTACACTGATGGATTTGCTTTTTTTGGGGTAAGCAATAAACGAGGTCAAATTCAGCCAATCAACGATATAGACAGCACTCACGCAGCATTGCCAAATCTTCTAGAAGCCAGACAGTGGTTTGATGTGTTATCAAGCAGAAGTATCGGTGTACAATATACCAATGATACTGAAACTGACATGATATTGAACATATCTACGACAACCGGCACCGATCCAATAATAAATATATTGATTGGAGGCGAGGCAGATAACCAGAACGGCTGGAATTCCACAAATGTCAGCATCAGTGGCACTTACCATGTCCCAAAAGGCTCAACGTATATAGTAAATGCAGCATCACCAGGTTTATCTTCATGGAAAGAATTTAGGACGCATCTCTAATGTCACTCGACCCATTAACGGCTGCTTTCGACCTAGGAAGCAGTCTAATCAAAAGAATATGGCCCGACCCTGAGAAGCAGGCGGAGGAGCTGACTAAACTAACAAAACTTAAACAAGACGACAAGCTGGCCGAGCTTCAAGCGCAAACCAGCATTATGCTTGCTCAGATTAACGTCAACGCGGAAGCGGCAAAGAGTGATAGTGTTTTTGTTTCTGGGGCTCGTCCATTTAT